TACACGTACACGTTTGACCCGGCTGACGTGATATTCATAGGCAAAATTGCAGGGGATGAGGGGTTAGGTGACACGCGCCACGGGTACGTGTACTGAAAGTCGGGCGGTATCGGCTCACCATCGCTCGAAGACAGCCCCCAAGCCACGTTCGATACGGAGCCTGTGTCGAGCCCAAAGCCGACGCGCATGATGTACAGCCCCGAGGCTGCAAAGGAGATGCGGCCACCGGGTGTGACGCTGAATGACGCGTCAGAGTCCGAGTGCGTCCAGAACTTCCCAGTGCTTCCCGAACCCGCAAAGTTCAGGTACCCACCGAGTGGAGCGCTCTGATTCGTTTGCAGGAATGCACCCGAGCGCGTCGGGGGGTCAGGCATACCCGAGCTCGGATTACGAAGCCAGCCAGCCTGCTCCAGGTTAAAGTCGGCCGTGCGCCCACTCGCCGGCACCGAGTACACGAGGTAGTTCTGCCCGCCGATCCTGCCCGTTGTGGTCGCCGCCTTGGGGTCGAGGCCCCAGAAGACGCCGATGTTGGTGTTGTTGGGGCTCGACTGATTCACGTCGATGACCCACACGTTCGAGCAACCCGAGAATCCAAATTTGTAGACTATGCGGTCATACGTGACGTAGTCTTTGAACTTACCCTGTGTACCCGTGCCGTTCAGCCAGTCGGCAAGATTAAAAGTTGAGTAGTAATCGATACCGACGAATGGGCCGATGACTGGCGTCGTGCCGTTTATGACGAGCTGGGCCGCGTTCGACGAGCTCGGAATCGTCGGCCAGTACCAGTCACCACCACCAGCTCCGCTCTGGCGGAGCGCCGGGAGCGTCATTTTCAGGGTCAGGCCTCGTACGAGGTCCCCCTTGGGTGGGATGCGACAGATGTTGTTGTCGCCGTAGCGAACCTCTTGCTCGAGGAATGGAATCTCGTACGCCTCGAGGACAAAGGGTGTGTGACGTCTGTAGACTCCTGAAAAGTACGTCACCTCGGGTTCGCCCGTGAGATATACGTCCTGTTGCCCAATCGCTGCCAGCTGGACGTACCCAGCTGACATCTCTAGTAATCTATGAGCAAAATAAACAGGCGCGTCTCAGCACAGACTCAATTTTGTGAGCGAATTGCAGCGAAGTGATGACGCTTCAATTGCGGAAATTTGACCCAGGTCGGATGGGCGACGACAAGGTCTGCGTCTTCATCGGCAAGCGTGGGACGGGCAAGTCGACGCTCGTGACTGACATTTTGTGGTACAAGAAACACTTGCCGGCTGGTATCGCCATGTCTGGCACCGAGGAGGGCAACGGGTACTATAAGCAGTTCATTCCGGACCTGTTCGTCTACGGAGACTACAACAAGGAGGCGATCGAGAAGCTGATCGAGCGTCAGAAGCGGCGCTTGGCGGTCGGACAGTGCTCACCCGTGTTCATCCTCATGGACGACTGCATGTACGATCGCTCGTTCATGCGCGACACGGCAATCAGGCAGCTCTTCATGAACGGCCGCCACTGGAAGATCTTCTTTCTGATGACGACCCAGTACTGCATGGACATGACACCCATGATCCGCACCAACATCGACTATGTGTTCGCCCTGCGCGACAACGTGCGCCAGAACCGCGAGAACCTGTACAAAGCGTTCTTCGGGGTCTTCCCGACCTACGACTCGTTCAGCCAGGTGATGGACGCGTGCACCGAAAACTACGAGTGTCTGGTCCTCGACAACACCAGCAAGTCGAACAAAATTACCGACTGCGTTTTCTGGTACAAGGCGCCGATCAGGCGGAACTTCCGCGTCGGGAGCCCCGCGTTTTGGCAGTACCACCAGCGGCACTATAACCCGAGGGCTGCCGCGACCCGTGCGCCAGGTGAAGAGCCCAGGCGCAAGGGGGCCACCGTGACCGTGGTGAAAAAATCTCGCTAGATAGTACCAACAGCAATGGACGCCACCGGTTTCCTGAACTCGAAGCGCCGCATGATCTTCAAGACCGAGAAGGGCAAGTACGCCGCGCGTACCCTGAAGGGCCTCGTGTACAACCCGAAGGCCAAGTACCACAAGAGCCCGGGCGGCACGGAGCGCGCCACCAAGTACCTGAAGAACACGGTGATGATCCCGTCGCCGATCCGCCCCAAGTTTGACCGCAAGGAGCGCAAGAACGCCGGCGGCGTGCGCGGTAAGTACGCTGCGCGCGTGCGTGGCGTGCGCGTTCTGCCCGTCAAGCGCAACCCGTACATCGCCGAGATGTTCGCGGGCTACCCGGCGAAGAAGCGCCGCAGCCCGAAGGGCAACATGGGTCTGAAGGCCATGTTCAAGCTGCCCAAGGTGCCCAAGCGCAAGGCCCCGCGCGCCGTCCCGGCCTTCCTGAGCCCGAAGGGTCTGGCGGCGCTGTTCAGCACGCGCGCGCCCCGTAAGAACAAGGGCATCAAGCGCGGCCCGCGCGCCAAGAAGGCGCCGACGTACGCCAACATGGTGCGCCGTTAAATCTTCCAAGTAATCTCGGCAGGTACCAATGGGCGTGTCAAATTATGACCCTACATCCGCAGACACAATGTCCACGCCGATTGGTAGCGAAGAAGAGCGCCCAGGCCCACCTGCGGGGCTTTTGCGGCCTGAAAAAAACGTTGAGGAATCTCAAATGGCCGAGTTCTCCACCCCGATTGAGGAAGTTATGGCTGGTCCAGGCCAGATGATGCAGGACGAAATGATGGGTCCGGCGATGCCCATGATGGGCAACAAGAAGACGCCCCGGGGCGGCTCTGAGAAGAGCTCGCGGGGCGCAAACCCCTTCGGTCTGACGGACGAGCAGTTCCACGCCGTCATTGCTGGCGTGTCGGCGCTCGTCGCCTTCTCCAAGCCGGTTCAGAGCAAGCTCGGCGGCTTCGTCCCCAAGTTTAGCCTCGAGTCGGGCGACCTGACCCTTACCGGCATGATCGTGAGCGCCCTGGTGGCCGCGATCGTGTTCTACTTTGCCAAGGGGTTCCTGGTTGAGCGGGTGTGATCCCAAGGCCCCCAGCGTCTTGTACCTTTAGCGTCGTGAGACCCAGTCCCTACGGGACTGCTCCTCACACCGTTTCCCCACAATACTTGACGGGACCCGTAGGCTTCACATAGAGACCGGCGTTCGCAGCCAAGTCTCTGAGCTTTGAGAAATTACCCCAAAATCCGGACGTGTGGTCATACTCCGGGACCGACATGTGCGCGAGCTCGTGAATGAGAACGTACATCGCCGAGTTTACATCGTCTCCGTCCAGGCAGATGTAAATCTCGTACCCTTTATTCACGTTCGAGCCGATGACGCCATCCTTCTTCCCGTGAATACCCGTGATGATCGCCGGCTTGAGCACAGGGACCCACATGGGGTCTCCCGACTGGCGCATGACGTGCAGCAGGGCCACGTACCTGCGCTTGAGTTCCGTGAGCATTTTTTGTTCTGAAGTGAGGGCGGCGACTGACAAGATGGCGAGGATGGCGGCTCCTGAAAGGACGAGCGATTTCATCGCTCGGGGCTACTATTACAAAGGCGCGATTTTTCTAAACGCAAAGCGGCTGTACAGGTCTGAGATGAGTCCGTTCGGCCGCTTGAGCATGGGTTCCCACGTGACGAGGTCAAAGCCCATGGCACCGAGTGCTTCGATCAGGACCGTGCTGTCGAGCAAGGGTTCATCCTTGGCGCCGTCGGCGTAAAAGGGACCGTCGCTCAATTTCACGTTGAGTCGCCGACCGCCCTGATGAATCTGGAACTCGTTGTCGAGACGGTCCTTGAAGTACCCAAACTGGTTCGCTATGAGAAGGGCCCGGGCCTTGTCGGGCGTGATGCCGATCAGGAGCCCACCGGGTCTGACTGCAGCGGCGATCGCCTTGACGGACTCTGCAAAGTTGTCCACGATGTAGTGAATCGAGAAGTTGTAGCAGACCACGTCAAAGGGACCCGCGAACGCAGCGTGCCGGATGTCACCCGTGCCCAGGAACGACACGCCCAGGCCCATCTCGAACGCGCGGTGCTCAGCCTCCTCAAGGGACTCCTCGTCCGGGTCTATCGCGTAGACGTTAACGCCGGCCGCCTTCCATTTCCAGAGGTCCCCGCCACGACCGCACCCGCAGTCCAGGACGTTCGAACCGGGTGTGACGAACAACTGAATGAGATCGCGCTTCGCGGCATTGTGAGTTCGGCGGAGTGCGTCCATTGGCTTAAAAGGAAGTAGCGCGTAGTGTTTATATGGGTTCCCTCGAGCAGGACTACCTGACTGTGCCAGGACAGCTTTTCGTATGTGTCTCATTCGTAGGGCCCGATCAGCCCCAGAAGAATGAGAAGCTCGGTCTAAAAATCCGTGGCTGTTTCGCGACCCGCGATGACGCGGCGAACCACGCGAAGCGCCTCCAGAAGGAGGATGCTCTTGTGGACATTTACGTGGTCGACATGTACAAGTGGCTCCTGATCCCCCCGGACCGCGACCAGATTGAGGATGTGCACTACCAGAACGACAAGCTCGAGGAGATTATGGCCAAGTACCGCCAGAACCAGTCGGCCGCGGCTGCCATGTTCGAGAAGCGCAAGCGTGACATGACGGCCAAGCCGACTGACGGCGAGTTCCCGTTCATCGAGCCCGGTGACGAGAACAGCAAGTTCTACACCAAGCCGGACGTGCCGCCGATTCCTCACCCAGCAGACCTGCTCGACGACCTGAAGAAGGAGTTCCCGGACAAGTCCATCGAGGAGCTGGTCGTGATTGCTGACGAGCGCGTGGCGGCCGAGGTGGCGCGCCGCAAGGCTGTGTCGACGATTCCGGAGGAGCCGGACCTGCCGGAGGACCCGGCCCCCATGTAAAAAACTCACGTCTAAGTAAGAGATGCTCGCCGTAGTAATCCTGCTCGGACTAATCATCATCGGACTCCTCCTGCGCTATGGGTACATCACTGTACCTCCAGCGCCTGCGAGGATCTCCCAGTCAGTCCCTGCATACGACAACCAATATGACGTATTCAGGGATATGGAACCGGAGACCCAGACCCGTGTGGGTGCTTGGGTCGGTTTTTTGCAGGAGGACCTGCTCACGCACCGGACGGGACCGATCGGTGACTTTATCGGGAAAGACTCTGACTCTGGAAATGCGCCTCTGTACGCGTTTCAGGATTCAGGGATTCAGGGAAAGTCGAACGATCCGTGTAACGGGTGCGCGTGCGCGCCAGATTCGACGCGGAGCGGTTCGTTCTTTGGGGCACTGATGGCCAAGAATGTATGTGCACGCACGCGTGACGGTGTTCAATACGCGTGCAGCGCGACGTGTTGCTCCCCCGCATGCAGTGCCTAGGGCTTTGACTGGATGATGACGGGTCGCATATTCGCGAGCAAGACCCCAATGACGATGCCGAGGAGGATGAGGCTCATGGGGTTCGCCTTGAGCGCCTCGAACACGTCAGGCTTGGGTGAAGCCGGGATGGCGTAGTCCCCGCCGCCCCCGCCGCTCTGGGGCCACTCATTTTCGGACTGGGGTGGGTCGTTTCGTGACCGCAGCTCGCGGTCGTTTGGCTTGAGGAAGGGCAGGTTCTCCATCGTCGTCACTGTCACTTACGTCACTCTCGCTTTTATCTGCCACGACAAATCCATCGAGGTTTCCATCTTCATCTGCATCGTCTTCGTCGTCATCCTCGCTCTCATCCTCCTCGAAGGAAATCTCCGAAGATACGTCTGACTCGTCCGAATCGTAGTCGTCGTCGGCGTAGTCGTCCTCGACCTGCTCCACGGGCTCGTAACGCTGCGGCGGCTTGGACACGCGCCCCGAACGGGTCCGGGGCGGTGCGGGCTCAGGTGTCGGAACGGAGTCGGGTGACGCGTCTGACATCTTCTTTGATAGGAATCGTCTCGTTTAAGTACTTTGGAAAGAAGTAAAGTCCCTTTGAAATTGCATTCGCGTTGATCACCTGTTCGCCATCGTAACCAAGCTCAGTTGCGATTGCGTCCAGCTCTTCCTGGTAGTCCGAACCGAGCCCGAGGTTCCTGATGTGCTCGAGGGACCCATAAAGAGCGTTCGCGGCGCCGTCGAGGTCTGGAGTTCCTTTGAGCCGGTCAAACAACCGGACCGACTCAAGGAACCCGCTCCAGCTCTTGGGGTCCAGCCCCGAGTACGGGTGCACGCGCGCCTCAAACAAGACGGCACTGCGTCCCGTTGGGAAAAACAACATCAAGAAAACTGCGAGTAGGACTACCCACAACAGCAACATCGTTGAGTTGTTCTATTATTGAGGGTGAGAGTTTATGTTTCGTGCCTTCAAACTCGGCGCACTCCTCGTCGAAACATCGTTGCGAGACGAACCCTGCGTGGATCGAAAACCATACATGATTCGACTTGTGCTGGTCCCTGATGCGCTCGCAGTAGTGTGAATCACTTTGGGCGTACCAGCCGTCATGGTCGTGGCGCTGGACCTTTTTGATTCGGGTCCTGCGTTGCCCCTCGACATACCGCCTGATGTGCTCTTCGAGAAGACCTGCGTCTGCCAGAACCTCGGCGCTCTTCGGCGCCTCTGAGGTTCGTACAGCAAAGAGCTCCAAGAGCTCGACGGACGGTTCTTTGGGCAAGGGCACGTCCGGGTTTGCTAGGTCGCGCCACGGCGTGTACGGGTCCCCCGTAGGCTTCTTGTGTGACCAAAGCATGCGGAGTCCCGAGCCTCCGTAGACGCTCGCGTCTATGATCTTGTCCCATGGTCCGTCTCCCAGGTCCACAAGGATTTTTGATCTTAAATTCATAGCATCGGTCCGTGAGACGACCAAGTCCGGCCAATGGATATGGACCCCTGTTTTGACGAGACCGTCAGCCACCGGCCGCGGCCTCGCCCGGGCCACGAGACACCTCGAGGTTCCTACAGTTTTTGCAATTATTGAACAAAATTGCAAAAGATCCTGATCACTCAACTTTTCAGGAGCTTTGTAATCCAAGTCTACAAAGAACTTGAAATGTTCCGTCTTTTGCTCGACCACGTACAATTTTGTTCCTGAATTTATGAGGTCAACACAGACCTGGTAAAATTCTCGAGTGTCTTCGGTCGGTACCGAGAGGATACCACCGTCCATGAGAACATGAGTTCCAGGACCGCTTGGGACCCTCCACTTTTCCATTGTCTATTCCTCGTCTGAATCCTCTAAGGTGAGAAAAGACCACAACGACTTGAGCGGGGTGCGTTTCTGAGGACCCTGGGCCTTGGGCTTTTCGTCGGTTGGTACGGGAACCTGGGCCTCTGCCGCCTCCTCAATTTTCTCAATCTCGTGGCACAGTTTGCGCAGGGTCATCTCCTGAGCGAGCTTCTGAGGATCCGAGCCGTCGCCGCGAAGGCTGGCGAGGATCGTCGCAAACTCAACCTTGGTCCGAGTCATTAATTTTGGTTTTGAATTTTTATCAAGGCTCAGGGCGCAAGCTAGTGTTCACACCCGCCAAGACCCTCCCGGATACATAGAATCAAGTATTTCCTCGATATCCTTTGCCTCGACAACCTCTCGGTTCTGCCGAACTTTATAGTTGACGAGACGAACAGCCTTTGACTGATATTTCACATATTCACCCGTGTTTTTCGGTTTGGTCTGGGCAATTCTCAAAGCGTTCTCGACGTGCGCGTCAGTTATGAATGGACGATAAATCATAGAGGCTTGGATTCCCATTACAGTTAAGTGGGGCCTAATGCTTTAGATTGGCATCCGGGTCGAACCGGGTCGCGTACCACACCCGAGGCGCGCGCTTCTTGGAGATTAGCACGAACTTGTACAGGCGCGCGATCGCCCATTGCTGCGCAGTCGCCCCCGGGCGCGACCCGCCCGTCTTCCAAGCCTTTAGACCCCGGTCATAGACCGTATTGAGGGCGCGGCGCGAGATGCCGGTTCGTTGAGCTATCGCACCCTTGTCAAACTTGAGGCCCGGGAACACCTTGTGGAACTGCTGGGTCCACCGACTCTTGGGGCGGCTCACGCCCCGGTCCGAACGTGACAGTTTCGGGTGTGCGGTGCGCCGGCGCGCCAGGAGCTCCCGGGCGCGCACGACCTGAAGCGCGCGGCTCAGACCCGAAAAGTAACGCTCGGGCCAGCGCTGGCGACTCACCGTGATGTGCCTGGGGTGACGCGGACTCATGCGTGCTTGCTTTCACACGCGTAAATTAAACGGCGTCCTGCTGGAAGCGTTCAGGGCGCTGTGAAAGTCTGGGTTCCGGAGCACGTGCTGCCGAATCATGGGCCACAGGTTCGGCCGGCGCGCGATCGAGTCGAGCGTCTCGAAGTTGCAGTCGTCGTTCTCGTCATAGTTCTTCCTGAAAGGCACAAGATGCGTCTCCATCTTCTCCTTTTCATCTGCGAACCGGCGCATGATGTGCTTGTGCTCGAGCACCGACATGGGCACGTCGAACACGTACACGTGGTAGTGGTTGAGCACGTCGACGCCATCCTCCACGTCGCGCGGCTCTGGGGTGTCCGTGACGAATTTGAAATAGGAGTATGACCCCCGTTTCAGATTGATCGTGCCTCGTGTTTCCTCCTCGAGTTCTCGAACCGCACAGCGAAGTGGGTTGTAAACCTCTCGGCGGCGACACCCGCCGGTGACGAACGTCCATTCCCTGTACCGCCTGTCGTGGACGATCAGAAAGTGGGGCGTGTCATTCACCAAGCTCACTGGTATCGCTATGGCTTTGTGCCTTTCGCGTGGGCCCCGGGTCGTCATTGAGACGGCCCTCTGCTATTTCAAAATCAAAATATTTCCCGAGATTTCCCGTGCGTGGCTCATAAGTGATTGCAAATATGAGCCCGAGGAGCAAGAGCCAGTGCCAGAGCTGCATCCCTCCTGAGGACAGCGGAGAAAATCACACCCGGGGTTTTCCATACAAACGCTTGGTGTGAAGTCCCACGCCCGGGATATTACGCGTATAAGATCCGTTGGCGTTAACTTTCAGGTTGGCGATTCCCAGCGACCTGCGTACCATGTCATTGTTTGTGATGGGCGCAAGCTTATAGTCGCGCCTTAGGAGATGCTCGAGCGCATCAGAAAGTTCTCCATACCAACCATTTTGTCGGAGCAAATTTGCAAGCGCCGGAATGGTCACAGCCTTTTGAAACTGTGAGTTGGTCCCGAAGACGAGGCCAACCTTTTTACCCTTTGGATTAGGCCAATAGAGGATTGCAGCCCTGTTCGTCCCATTTGCGTTCTTAAAAACAAGGGCGCGTCGGTAATAATTCAGCATGGCATTTGGTGTATTAAAAGTCGTTCCGATTTTGGCGTAACTCATCTTGTACATATTGAAAAGCTTGGAACGCCGATTACTCGACAGGTTCTGGGTGTTCACGTTTTCGGGCATATAATTATGAACACATTTAGTTCGCGTACATCAGGCCCCCGAGCCCGTTCTGGATACGGAGCACGTTGTAGTTGACGGCGTACAGGTACTTGGGGGCACCGCACAGCGCCGCCACGCCACCCGTCAGCGCGGCGGGCACGACCAGACGGTACGTGTCCAGGCGCGAGAAGTTCAGGGTGCCGGTGGGCTGGAGCTTGGACGTGTCCAGGCAATAGCTCACGATGGCGACGTTGGCCACCGCGTTGTTGTGCGAGTAGCCGAAGGGCGTGTTGTAGTACTGAGGCGAGTCCACGTAGGCCGGCAGCGCACGGAACTCCGAGGCGTCCGTGCCGTTGATCTGCACCTTGAGCTGCAGGTTGGCGGCCGTGCCCGCGTAGTACCGCTGGTCGTAGCTGATGGTCGGGAACGCGATGAACTTGATGGGGTGCGCCAGCGCCAGCTCCTGGGACGCCAGGTTCAGGGCGTTCACACGGGTCACCTGCGTGATGAGCAAGTCGTGCGCCGTCTTGGCAAAGTAGTCGCGCTCGCCCTGGTCCAGGTACACGTAGTTGGCCCAGGCCTGGTACTGCAGCGCCGGAAGGGCGCTCGCCCACGTGACGCGCAGCTCCACGTCATGGAACTGCAGAGCGATCAGGGGTAGGCTAACCGACCAGTCCTTGCAGAAGAAGAACTTGAGGGGGAAGAACGAGCTGCGCTGGGAAGTCACGTTGCTCGTCGAGTGGTTCAGGAACCGCGTCGAAAAAGTCTGAGCGCCAGTGACCGGCTCGATGTCGGTCATGTACTCAAAATCCTGCGTGTCGATCACCTGGCCACCGATAAGCAGCTCAACCTTGTCGATCACGGTTGCCCAGTTCTGGTTGGCCACCTCGACACCCGAAGAGTCACGCGCCGTGAAGTACACGTAGCTCAGAAGGTCACCCTTCTTCTCGAAGCGAACGGTCGAGATACCGCCAGCCATCGGGTTACCCTGGATAATCTGACGCTCGACCGTGGAAGAGTAGTGCGTGTAGCGCTTGTAGTTGGACCGGAAGAAAGAAACCTCGGGCTTGCCCGTCAGCCACGTGTCCTGAGCACCAGTAGCGACCAGCTGAACGATGCCTCCGCTCATTTTACATTTGGCCTATATTTTTTTACGTGGCCAGAGGACGCTGGGCGAGCGGGTTTTTCTCGAGTTGCTGAATCGCCACATCGAGGAACTCGGCCGTGGCACGGGGGTTGAGGGTGCCCTTCTTCTCATTGAGCTGGTCAAACTCGGCACGCTGATAATTCTGGAAGCGACCACCGTCGGGCGCCGCCACGGGGAAGGGCGTCGTCTCGGCACGTAGGTTCGTCGCCGCGCCAGTCTGGTTCACGGCGTCCATGCGCACGTTCATGCGCCCCGGGGCACCCGCACGGTCCGCGTTGCCTCGGTTGTCGCTCGACCGGGTCAGGGACGTGTCCGTGTAGGCGCCACCCGTCGCGTACGGCTGCGACACGTGGTACTTGCCCGGGCCACTCGACAGGGTGTCCTCGCGCGAGCCCGTCTCTTGGCGGATCGTCGTGCGCTTCGACCGGATAAAGTCCGGGCGACCCTCGGGGCCGGTCAGAGCGCCACCCTGACCCTCACCGCGGTTCTGAGCCGGCGGGCGGTTCCACGCCTTGGTGTCCTTGGCCTGGTGCGTGATGTCGCCGATGACCGTCCCACCGTTCTTGATGAATGCGCTCGCCGGGCCCGGGCGGCCCTCGATGGTCGTGAGGCGCTCCTCGTTGATGTTGGTCGGTAGCGCCCGGAAGAAGCTGTGGAACCCACCGGCTGCAGGTACGTTAGGATCGATGCCGAGGCCTGGTCCCACGTTCTTGCGTTCGATGGGCTGAAGATTGTTCATCTTGTTCGTCACGTTCTGGCGGTTGTACATGTCGTACACGGGCTGACCGAACGGGAAGCGGTTCGCGTCCGGTACACGGTCCTGGAGAGACGGAATCTCATTCTTGGGCTGCAGGCGCCAGTCGCCGACACGGCGGCCCTCGTCCGGGGTCATAATTTTCAAGTCAAAATAGTCCTTGGCGTGATCACGAGAGTTGGCCATGAGATCAATGTCACGACGAGTCAGGGGGGGTTTCGTGGTTGCAGGGGCGTCTGCACCGTCGCCAGTGCGATCGGCCAGACGTTTCCCGGCAAACACAAGACCAACAACAGCGGCCAACGCGACGGGATCCATCGCGAGTTATGTTAAGGCACTATTTTTTTCTACTTTGAAGAACCAGAGTAGCGCTGACCGAAGCGGGTATTCTGGTCGTCAGCGTACGTGCTCGTGGGGTTCCACGACATCGTGCGCTGCGGAATGTTCACGTACGTGTTCGGGAAGTCGTACGGCGCCTCGGTCCAGTTCTTCAACCACGCCGAGGTGTTCACCTCGCGGAGCGCACTGCTCGCGTCGGCAAGGTCCTCAAGCAGGACGGTGGCAGGGCCCTGATGCACGCCGGGCTGTAGCACAATCTGGCTCGAATCTAGGCGAGGCATCTTATCGTTCACCGCGAAAAAAGATTAGCGGCCGTTTCCACCACGCATCTGAGTCGACTCGGGGAAGTGGAACTGCGGACCGTCGATGTTACACGCGAGACCGCCCTGGTCCTTGCACATGGGCGCAAACTTGCGGCCGTAGGCGGCCTGGGCGAATGCATTCTGGTCGTTCGGAATGGTGCTCGACGCGGTGGTGTAGAAGTTGCGCTCGGCGTCACGGGAGCGCTCGAACGGGTGGATGTCGCTCCACTGAGCCGCCACTTCGGTGCGAACGCTCGGGGCCCACGCCGCCGACGGACGGTCCGGGTAGTCCGTGTAGTCGGTCAGGAGCACATTCGCCATCGGGTTATCGCGCGTGGGCATCAGCACCTCGCCGCGGAACGGGCCCGGTGCGCGCGCGTCGATGAACGCCGGGCGGTACGAGCCACCCTTCACCAGGTTCGCGGACCACAAGTAATAAAGAATAGCAAGGACGAGGACACCGAGGGCGAAGACGCGCGGGTCACGGTTAATGATGTAGATGACGCACGATGCATAAATAACAAAGCGACTCGTGGCCGACACGCGCTCGTCAGCGCTCTGCTTCGCGGTTGGCCAGAAGTGGAGGAGACGATCCGCGCGAAAAATCTCCTTCGGATCCATTAGTGTTTACCAAGAAATGTTTTCACTTCTTGCGCTTCGACGACTTTGCGTTCGGCTTGGGCCGTGGCTGAGCTGGCTTTCCACCCCCGAGGAGCGCTTGGAGACCGCCGGCACCGGCACCACCACCCATCATCTGGACGAGCATGGTATTCATCCCGGCCATGAGGTCCTGTTCGTTGAGGCCCCCGCCCTGGGCCTGCATGTTCTTCGCACAGGCCTCGGCGGCCGACTCGATCATGGACAAAGTCTCGGGCGGGAACATGCTCATGGTGTTGCCTAGAATGTACATAGTCTGGAGGTATTGCCAGATGGCCGCCTTGGTGTTCTCCGTAGCGTCCTCACGTGCCCAGATGACGTGGAGGTTGAGCCGTTTGACAAACGGGTTCGACTCGACGAAAAAGCCAGAGTCCTTTGCCATGAGCTGATTCGCCCACGGGCCGAGTTCGCTCATAAAATTAGTGAACGTCTCCTTGGACACCTTCTCCGCCTTAACCGCCTCTTCCTCGGGGAACGTCTGCGTCAGCTCGTCGAGGAATTGGCCATACATTTCATTGAACGCCTTGACCGTAGTCATTATAAATCACCCATGGGTCCAATCTTTAGACCCTAAATATCAATCGACTCGAAAAGCTCCTCGACTGGTGTCTTTTCCCTGAACCACTTGCCGGCCGGTCCACACCTCTTTTGGTCGAGACGTACAAACTTGGCGTAGTCGTGGTGGACTATACCCTTGCTAACAGCGACCCCTGAGCGGCTGCACGTCTTATCGGCGTGGTTATAGTACACGCACGCCTTGCACAGGGCCGACAGGCTCATTTGACTGTATTCGAGTTTCGAATCTTTAACTCTGTGCATATAGTACTCACATGGTGCTCGCGTTCCTGATCGGGTGCATCGGCTCACGTCTGCTGTTGACCTATCTATCGTATAGCCGTCCGGGACTGCTGCCGTATCTCGGGGTCTTGGCGCTCGCGATTTCAGTCGGGTTCTTGATGATCTACATCAACGGTTGGCGCAAGACTGGAATCGAGACGGGTGGGAAACCCATTTGGTGGAACCACCTTCGGCCGTTCCACGCGTTCACGTACGGCTTGTTCGCGCTCCTCGCCTTCCAGGGCGTTCACGAGCATGCATGGAAGGTGCTACTCCTCGACACGCTCGTCGGATTCTTGGCGTTTGCCGCTAAAACGGCTCCCGAGACATCGGTTCATGAGATGCCCGACCCTGACTCACGATGAAGTAGACGAGCAGGCCAACCAGAAAGGCGGGCTTGAAAAAGTCTGAGTTCTTCAATTTTCCTTCGTTATTCATGCGCGCCTTGGCGAACACGTAGGCCATGGTAGCAGCCGCGGCGATCACAGCCGCGCTCATGGGCTCGCGACAGTACTGGT